ATTCTAAAAGCACCGGGCTGATTATAATTGTCATATCCTTCTGTTGGATCATTCAAACTTTCATCTTCAATTTCGGTAATAATCTGTTCTTTCAATTCCAAAGAAAAAACTTCTTCACCAGACCCGACATAAGAAAGAGTTGTTGAATCAACAGTATAAAAATCAGCATCATAAAGAATTTTGGCACCACTAAAGGTAATCTGTTTCGTTTGAGAATTAAGATTTGAAAGAGTGGCACCACTAAGAATTTTATTACCACCAAATTGTTCGCGAACAAAACTCTTCAATCTTTCATATTGATAAGACCCAAGTTCTGTTAATTCCCTTTGTTGAAGGCTTCTACCGGGATTAAAAAGAACATCTTGATATCCTTTTTGAGCACGATCTAGCTCAGCCTTATCATAAAATGGATATCCTTGTTTATTTAGCTTCATTTATTAACACCAACTTATTTTTAGAATTCAAGAACAAAGGATAACATTTCACGTTGATCATTCGTTTTATAAACAGGTGGTCTAGTTTTCCAAGCTTCCAAAATACCAGAATCGAGAATTTCAGAAGGGTTATATGTTAATTGAGATGTTGAAACACCATCATTCAAAAGGATTCGTGAATATAATCCAATTTCACGATATGTAGTATTTGGAAATTCTGTTGATTCCAAAACTGTTTCAACATAAACCCATCTAGCATTGGCTCTTCGAATAGCATTATACAATGTATCTCCGGGAATTGCAGGATCAGGTTCAATAGGTGTCCATCTTACATTGTCAATAACAATTGTCCCATTAACAGGGTCAGGAATAACAAATAACATTCTATCAACTTTTTTAAATCCAATTAATTCATCTAATGTATCTTTATCAATTACTGGATTAGGCGGCTGTTTTTCATTTGTCCACGGTGTTGTTTTCCCAATAGCAAACATGACTCCTGGCGTATCATTATAAAATGACCATGCCCTAGAAACATGTGATTTATATGTGCTGACTGTTGGCGTAGTTGCCATTAGTTTCACTCCTTAGATCAATTCATAATTTTTTCTTCTGATAATTCCTGATGAATAATATTTGTAATATTCATATTTTCCAGAACATCAGTTGATTTTTTAGGCAGGGAATTCATTTCATTAAATGTAATCGAGCTTAATTGTTCAAATGTATAATTTGAGGAAGCAAATATTTGTTTCCCCATACTACAATAATCTTTGAGAACCCAATGAATTCTATTGTAATCTTCCGGGTCTGCTTTATCACAATTGAACCAATTATTAACACCCAATAAACTTGCAACTTTATTTAAGAACAACCCTTTTAATTTACCTTTTGTTCTTACCTGAGCCTTTTGTAAAAAGTTTCTTTGAGTTGTCATCATATAATACTTTTTAGCTTTTTCAACTAAATAAGTTTTATTGTTCAATAATGAATCCTTATCATTAAGTTGAAAATCTTCCATCTCATGATTTATTGGATCAATTAAATTCAAAGAATATAATTCGTGCAGTTTAAATTGAGCACTCGTTGGTAATAATTGTTGACCCATAATTACAGAATCATGAATAGATAAATGTTCTGTTGCAAATAATCTTTTCCTTGAACTCAATTCTCCAGTATAATATCCAACATAGTAAGCATACAAATCTTCTGGAACATAACTAGATAGAATTAACTTTAGGTCAAAGGAACTACTGTCATGATAATATCCAAATCTGGTTTGCAAATGATTTTGACCATTGATAAATTCCTCAAAGATATTTCCCATTGATGGAATTTCAATATCATTATATCCTTCACATAATGGATTCAGATTAACCAAATTCCCACCAATAGAAGTAATTATTCCAACTGTTCCAATTGGTCTAACGGTTTCAATAATATCTCGGACAGTTGGAATATCAGCCGAAGTTTCAACAACAAATAAACCTCGGCTGTAATAATCTTCTGATGGCAATTTATAGATACCAGACAACTTACCTCTAACATTTAATATCCAAATGTATTTATGTGGTTCAATTAATTTAACAGCGTTATCATGAAAATATAGTTGATAGTAAAGTGAGTAAGGTGTTCCTTTTCTTTTGTATAATTGAACAATATTTTTTAGAAGACTTCTTTGAATAGATACACTTAACTTTTCATCCCAAACATATCCATAAAGAAATCCAAAATATGGCAACAATTCATCTCTAATTGCATCAATATCTTGAAGTGTTATGATTTCATTGATATATTCTTTTAACGGCTGTAATGTAGTTTCATCTACTGATTTCAAAAATTCTTGAAGTATCTTAACTTCCTCACCAGATGAATTAACATCAAACATGATATCCGTTAATTCTCGTGTATATTCAGGAAGTCTTTCATATAAATAATTATGATTTCTCATGGACATACACGACCTTTAAGCATTAACAATGTTTATATTAATTTTTCCACAATCCGCAATCTCATATTTATAAAGATTTAATGAATCAGATTCAACAATAAACTTTTCATATTCTCTAACATCTTCAACCAAGGAAGGAGTAATGAAAACTATATTATTATCAACAGATTTGACATAATATTTAACATCTGGAGTTGATTCTTTATACAATACAGCACCAACAACAAATCTTGGAGTATTAGTAAATGTTAATGAACTAGCACCTTTATTGTGAAAAAATTCTGTTCTTGAAAAAATATCCTTACTCATGACATACACTTTTGTGCCAGCTGGAGCATCATACTTAATTTCTTCATCCAGATAATAACCATTGATAGTTTTAAATCGAATTGTATAATATTTATCTGGTTTGTTGCCAAAATAAATAACAACATCATTGAGATTGGCATAATCAGTTTCAAAAGCAACAGTTTTAGAACCTTCGTTGATATCATTTTTCACAGTTAAAACAGGATAAATCTGATTCCCATATTCAAAATCGTAATTCATATCATTTTTCATTGTAATGGAAGAACCCTGAATCTTATCAATTTTATTTTGACAAATGGTTTCTCCTTGATTATTTAAAATTACAACTTCCATGTTTGGTTTAAGAATTGACATTGAATCAATGACTTGAATCGTCCTCTTCTCTGTTCTACCAACTTTCATTGATTTTGCAATATATGTATATTTTTTTGGTTCAATTACAAGATTATCAGCAAAGGCAACTCCCTCGACATTCCCAATAATTCTATACAAATCTATTGCCGTCACATCATTGCCAAAATCCCTATTTTTCCAATTTAGATAATTGAACAACTCAGCTTTTAACCTTGTCTGAACAATGTGAGCATTTACATTATCTCTTTTACTGATGGTTATATTAAGATTAATTGGAACATATTCAGGCTGTATAAATTGAATATCAGTAGTTAAAAGCCTTCTATTTTCCAACACTTCTAAAATATGATTCTTAAAAGCATCATCAATATATCCGCCTTCAGTTGGAATGATTCCAATTTTAACACCATAAATACCAATTTCATCCATATCATATCTGTCAAGAACAACCAATTTTTCAATTCCCGGTTCAGCTCTTAAAGTATCTTTAAAATCCTGTTTCGTCACTGTTCTCCACTGTGTTCTAAAAATACTTGGTGCATTTCTACGAATTTCATTAACTGTTTCTTCTCTATCTCCACCAATTGCCGCATTTGGATTCGTAATAGTAAAATTGACTTTTCTTCCATCAGTATCATAAATTGGATCAACAATTTTATTTATGGAATAAGCAGAAGTATTTGAATTTTCTCCAAGATTAACATTATAAAGAACTTCAATTTCAGAATCTTTTAATGGATTCATCCCATAAATACCATCACCAAAAATGATTTTAGCTCTAAAATCCTTATCATTCTCAATTGTATAAACTGGTTCAGGGCCTAACATATCAAGGTATTCTGAATATTCCCATGGTGTATTATTTACTTTTACCGATTCAACAAAAGAAACAGGATAATAATTTGTCTGATAGGGATATCTCGCAATACCATTAGCAATGAATGTATCTGAAATAATTGTTCCAGCAACAACATCAACTTCAATTTGTGATTGACCACTTGGCAATATGTAATCTTTCTCAATATAAAACATTTTACCATCTTGTGTTAACAGTTTAGTATATTTAGGAATGGCAATATTGTTTCTATTTGGATTATCAAAAGGAATTGTTAATAGACAAGTTGTTCGAGCTGGTGCTGGTGGTCTAGACATATATCCGATATTTCGAGCAAGATTATAAACACCATATCTTGTTCTAGCAGTTGGCATATAAACTTCATTAACATTTCTATTAATAAGATAAACTAATTGGGCTGCTTCATACGAAAAGACTTCAGCTAACTCAATACCAAAGTTTGAAGTTAAAAAATCTTGCCATTTATTTGGCAATCGACTTTTAACACGTGCAATTAATACTTCCATTATCTCTTCAAAATCAGAAGGGACTAATTGCAACTCCTTAAATTCCTGAACATTTTCTTGATTGGAAAATGGGACTGTCATATTTTATCTCACCACTTACCTTATCTTATCATAAGACTGACTATATCTCTTGCATTATCAAACTTATTTAGATATTTTATTGTAATTACTACTTCATGTTGATCTGGATATTGTTGTATATCAATAAATTCAACAATGACTCTTGGTTCCCATCTTTTAATAGCTTCTTTACAAATATAATGAATATCGCCAACTAAAACAGAATCATTTGGTTCAAATACAAGGCTTTTTAATTTACATCCAAATTCAGGCTGCATAACTCTTTCACCTGGAACAGTCATCAATATTCTTCGAATAGATTGTTTAATGACCTCACTTGGCGATTTTGTATCATGAACACTGGCATAATTCTGTCCGTCTGGTGGTAATATTCCATTGACGGGGCCAATTGGCCCCGCCACTGATTGATCTATAGGCCACATGTAATTATAAGGATAGCTCATTTTTATCACCCAAGTTAATTTCTTCCAAAAATTAATGCCATGACAATCATATCCTTAAGAGATGCAGATGAATCGGAATCTGGCGTAGGATTATCATTATCGTCATCATTGTCAGAATCACTATCTTCAACTAGTTGTGTCAATCCCTCTTGACGATAAATTTTGTATTTATCTCCCTTATAAAGCATATCACCTGTATTTTGATCATTATTATCTATTCCTAATTCTGAATCACCATTTTCATAACGATCAACTCTTTTAACTAAACTTCTCATTATGTCTTTTGTATCATCATCAATTTCAACTGTTTTTAATTGTGCAGTATATTTTTTACAGAGTTCAGGAGTAAGATCGGGAATTAAATCAGGATTTAATATTTCATCCTTTTTAAATAATCCCTCATTCTTATATTTAATGGTTTCATTCATTGCCTGAACAATCAAGGTTCCGTATTTTGGAGAAATGCTTAATTTTGAAGCAAAGAATTGTAATGGGAAACCACCTTGTGCAATTTGTTGACTTGCATTGGATGCCATATCAACAGAACTTGAAACAAAATCACCTTCAAAACCAGGTATAGATAATCCGCCAGATGATTTATTTCCCATATCTAACATACCATTAAACATGCCACCCAATTCTAATGGCACTTCTTTTTCTCCGTTTAATGCTTTCTGTAATATGCCATCCATTTCAGGAGCGCATGCCCCAGAATCAATCATTTTCTTAACTAATTCTTGAGATTTATCTGCAATTCCTTTTGGAATTTCTGGTGCATTTGGATATCCCCATCCAGAGGATACGCCACCAGCCGGTCAACCGCCACCAGTATTGGGCAAGACTTGCCCCGGTGAACCCCCTCACCCACCTGTAAATTTAATAGGTTTAGGCATTTCGGTTTTACAGCTTGGTGTGCTTTTTGGGCCCCCTCAAGTCTTAGCCTTAAATGGTTCAGCAGAAGACGTTGGAATATCCAATTTCTGACAAATTTGTTTTATGAGATTCCATTGAGCTTTTGTATTTGGATCACGTTGTCTAATTTGTTCTGGAGATTCCATTGCAATTGATCCATCTTGTTTAATAGTGGTATGTGCTCCTGAAGCATGAACAATTTCGATTTCTCTTTCAGACATACCAAAATAAGAACTATTCCCACCTGATTTGATTGTAATACTTTTTTCTTCATCATCAAAACAAATATATCCAGCTTTTGTTTTAAGAACTTTTCTTTTTGGATATTTACTCATCGCTTCACCAGGCGGTTTTGGCGTTCCATAAGTTTCAAATTGAGAATAATTACACCCTATCCAAACAGGTTTATTAGAATCTCCCCCAATAAAGAGAACATTAACAGTGGCTTCCTTTTCAGGAACAAAAAAGAATCCAACATCATCAGAACCACCATAAGGAAAATTTGGATCAGCCCAAGGTAATTTATCTGTTGGTATTTCTGATTTTTCACCAAATATGGAAGGCACTCTTACTTTCAATCTTCCTATTTTAAGAGGGTCTTCGTTGTCTTCTACTTTCCCAACATAGACACCATAAAAATTTGGCAATTATATCACCTACCTTTTGCTTGATTGTAGAAATGCTTTAATGTGTAATGGTTTTATAAAATCTACTTCTTCATTTGTTAATTGAAGATAACATTTATCATTTCTTAAATAATATGGTCTTTCAAAATTGTCTTTCAAATAGATAATGACATATTGTTCAATCCATTCACCATCATCTTCTACAATTTTAAAAACAACACCATCTTTAATACCATTTTCATAAATATGGCCTGTAAATCTGCCAATTTCAATCCCATCTTCAAAAACGGGATGATTAACAAATTTTTGATATTTCATTTTCAATCATCCTTTAATCTGGACATGGTGTTTTATATTGTTTCTTTTCATACACTTCTTCATATTCTTCATGCTTTTTATTCAAATCATTTTGAAGATTTGGATTATCTTTTGTATATGAAGGGTCTAAATCCGCTGGCCGATCAATTGGATTACCATCAAAATCAGTGCATTGTCCTGTTTGAACATCATAAACACATGGGGGCGTTGTGCCACCTTCATACATTTTCACGACATTTCCAGATGAATCCGTTTGGTATCCATCCAAAATATTATTCCCTTTGGCAGTCTTCTTATCTGAAACACAACCACTAAAATTGTAATCTGTGCCTTTCAATGGAACATTTGATGCCATAGAAGTATAAGTATGACCTTGTTTACTTTTAATTGGCTTTTTGAATTTTTGTTCAGTTCCATTCATTTCTTTTCTTCTCTTTTCCTCACACTCTTTCTTTTTATCTTCTTCTGACTTTTCTTTTGGTTCTTCTTTTGGTTTCTCTGGCTCCTTCGGTTTTTCTGGTTCTTTTGGTTTAGAAGATGTATTTGATTGTTCTTTGTCTAATGGTTTGCCTTCTGGAGTTTTCATTCCTTTAAAATCAACATCAGATGATAATGTCAATCTTGTCATTGGAAGAAATGGTTGCATTGGGTCTAGTCCAATTCTATGACAAACTTCAATTACATAATAAAGACCATCCAACAATTTTTCTTTTTCATAATCTTTATCAGTATTGATAATCTCAATACAAGACAATGGTGTAATTTCAGTATCAAGATAAATATCAACTTGAATGATTCTTGAAAATCTATGAACAGCTTTCCTCAATGAAGTAGCAAATGTTTCCATCATTTCTTGTTTTTCAATTGGAATCTGAATAATCTTTTTTGATTTGGTATCATGCATTTGACCAGGCACTTTATCAATTTGATAGGCTTGAGTAATCATCTTTTTAGGATTCTTTTCATCAAAATCTCTAAAGCCAGGCCCAACTATCTTTAGATTATCCAGACTTCCAAATTTTTCAATTAATGATTTTATTGTTTGTGATCGTTTATTATCTACAATTGTTGGATTATTCCCAACAAATATTTTGGTTGGATTCTTTTTTGATTCATCAATTGGCTTAAAAAATCCTTCTTCATTATAACAATAAAAAGCAAATCCAACATTGCCAGAACCATCTTTGGCATAAGGCAACATTCGACGTATAAAAGTATAGTCTGTTTCTCTTGTTTGATTCCAATCATATTCCCCAACAGTAGATGTTATTTGTGGCTTACCACCATTTTCAGAAATGATTTTTGAAATATTATCAGATATTTTGCCAGGATATGATTTATACTTTTCATTAATAGACATTTTATAAAAAACTTTATCCAAACATTGTAGTTCAACTAAATAATGATTTCCACCCTTTATAGCATCGGATTCAGGATTTTGACCATAAGCGGTATTTAAATGAACCTGCCTTGGTGTAATTCGATAATTCATAACAATAAATTTCCAAGGGCCTGAAAACATTTTCTTATTATCTCCACATCTGAACAATTCAGGCAAACAATTTATTTCAACCTTTCTTTGTTCAATAGGAAGTTTTTCAATGTCAGAAAATTTTTCAAGATAACTTTCATGAATATAACAGGCAATCGTGGCATAGACAGAAGGGGAATATTGGGTTAATGAATACTTAAATTCAGCAACCTTTGTTTCATCCCCTTCATTTGTCTTATACCATGAAAATTCAATAAATGTTTGAAACTTTTTCAATAGTAAATCTGATGTTTGTGCCATTTAAAATCTTCCTTTAATTGTTGTTTGTATATCTTAAAACTTGCAACAACAAATATTGTGATGGTAAAATTCTTAAAAGTTGACCTTCAAACATTTCGAATGGGTCAATGTTATTAACTTCTGCAATCACCCACCACAATTCAGGAGTGGCATAATATTGCCATGATATTAAATCTAATCTATTAATATCAGCCTTTAAAACAATATGAGCTTTTTCTCCATTGACATATTCTGGCACAAATAATGATTTCTGAAACATATTTATTTTAGTTTCAAATTTATATCGTTTACAATAAGACGAAAGATGATGTTTAGATTCGTCTCTTGAATGTTCTAATTCATCAACAATAA